CAATGTTTGGATTCTTTTTTAGCTTATTGAGTTTTACAATAAATTTCTTTACAACAAAAGTACAAGAGCAGTTATCACTGTATAGTGATATTTTAGCTTTAGCTTCTTATTTGGGGTTTTTAAATGCTTTAACTGTTGTGTTTAATTTTTTAATTACAGGATTTATTGTGAAACAAATTTTAGCATTTATGCGATAGAGAGGTTAAGTTATGGTTACTTTAGTTGTTGGATTCCCTGGTAGTGGTAAATCATATTATGCAGTAGATAAGATATATAATCTTTTATCAAATGAAAAAATAGAAGAGTATAAAAATATAGATGTTATCTATAGCAATATAAATGGTATAAAGTTTGATACATTCCCAAGTGCAAAACTAGAATTTAAAAAGTTTGATATAGATGATTTTTATAGATACTTAACGCAATGCTACTCTTTGTATGTGATGAACAAAAATAAAGATAGTGTAGATGATATTTTAATTGAATTTAGTAAAAAGAGTAACTATCATAACTGTTTAATAGTATTTGATGAGTGTCATGATTTTTTTACACAGCAAGATAAAGTGAAAATCTTTTGGCTTACATATCATAGACACTTGTTTCATGAGATAATACTGCTTACTCAAAACAAAACTCTCATCCACTCTAAATATAGAGCCATACCTGAAATATTCATTGAGGCTCAAGCAAGAAGTAAAAAACTATTTGCAAATACACTTACCTATAAAAAGTATGCATCATTTGCAATGAGAACAGCTGATTATTTCGGAAAAGATAGCTTAAAAACAAAAGATGAAGTATTTGCTTTATATCAAAGTGGTAATAAATCCTCTCAAAAATCTATTTTACATAAATATATTTTTTTAGGTGTTGTATCTGTTCTTTTAGTTGGCTTGGTCTTTTACAATATACTTAGTTCTTATATTCAAGACCAAACAGTAGAGCCAATTACAGATACAACAGCAGTACACCAGAGGGCTCAAAGTGTTAGTAATAGTAGAACTGTGCCTAAAAGTTTACTCTCTAAAAAAGAGCTAGATTACTTTGTAGTTAGCTTCTTGTGTGATAATAAAAACGGTTGTATCTTTTATAACAATACCTATCCACTAAGTTATATAAATAAATTTGTATCTTCTACAAACTCTAAAAAACTTCATACAAACTTTTTACATATAGATAAAAAGAAACAGTATAGATTATTTAAACTCTTTATCTATACATCTAAAAACGATTTAAAAAGATACTTTACAAATATAGATAAAGCCTATCCATCTACAAAAAGAAAATCTTTTAATAACACAATACCATCACCACTGGAGAAAATAAAACTATGAAAAAACTAATTCAAGTATGTCTATTGCTTATAACTGTAAATCTATTTGCAAGTGATTATATAAATGTACCACTAAAAGATTATGTTGCAGTTGTATCAAGAATCAATAAAATAAATATAGCTATCGATGAGAATATAGACCATAAAATCACTTTCTTAGTATCTAAAAATCTTAATAAAAAAACATACTTTGAGGTACTAGAAACTTTATTGAAAAATAAAGATATGTATCTTGAAAAGCATAATGATTTTTATATGATAAAAAAAGTTCCTGTAAAAGAAAAACAACACACAAAAGAGATAATAAAAAGCAAAGATATAAACTCTTCTCTTGAAATCATCGAACAATCATACAACTCAATCAAACTCAACTACATTGATTTTAAAGATATTGAAAACTTTTTAAAAGTGTATGAGGATGATATAAAATATCAATTTATACACTCCTCTAAAATACTATTGTTAAAATCTTCTAAAGAGGACTATAACTCAATAAAAAAAGTGATAAATCTTATAGATAAACTTCCTGCCCAATTAAAACTAAAAATCACAATCTTAGATACAAACCTTGATAAACTAAAAGAGTTTGGGGCTGAACATATAGCACAAATACATAATGATAAAGATACCAACTATTTTTTTAATCTAGTTGCGTACCCTTACACAGTATCAAACGACATCCCCAATACACAAAAGGATAAATTTTATACCTTTTTAAAACTCATTAATCAAAATGGAAACTCTAAGTTTGTTAGTTCCCCAATACTTACTCTATCAGATAACAAAGATATAAAGTTTGATGTTGCTACAACTATACCCTATACAACAGGAACAACTGTTATAGATGAAGATGATAGTAAAACAACAACAGCTATAAGCTATAAAGATGTAGGATTGAAAATATCAGCAGTTCCTAGAATATACAATAAAAATATAGTATATCTTGATTTAGAACTTGAAGTATCAAATATAGTTTCAAATAGTAATAATATTCCAATAGTATCAAAGAAATATATCAAGCAATCATTTTATTTAGAATCTAATAATATATTTGTTTTAACTGGTATAAATCAAAGAGAAACTATTAAAAATAGTTCAGGAATACCATACTTGATGGATATACCATATTTAGGATGGCTTTTTAAAAGTGAATCAACTAATACAAATAATTCAAATTTATCTATCTTCTTTGAGATAGTTGATAATCAAAGAACTATTAAACATCTCAAACTTGATAGTTCACAATACTTTGAACAAATTAAAACTATAGAGATAGATAACAATAACAAATATGAATCTTGGAGTGCAGAAGATGATAACTAAATTTCAAACTACAGAAAAAATAAGAGAGACAAAACTCAAGCGGAAGCGTAGAGTTTTTCTCCTCTTGATTACTTTTAAAAAAGTTACTACACCCCTTAAAAATATGAATGGACAAGGAGAAATATAATGTACGGTATAACTAACGAAGATATAAAATATATAGATGACAAAATAGAATATCAAAAAGATTATCTAAGAAGATTTGATTTAGGTTTTATGGCTAATGGGAAAACAAATTTACTTGATAATACCTATTCAGCAAATATCAATCCTAAAAAATACTTTGCAGAAATTAACAACAGAGTAAATACTATGTTTGTAAATGCAAAAGAGAAAGGTTTAAAACCTGTATTTGTAACTCTAACTGCTCCTAGTAAATACCATAGAAAATATGAAGATGGTAAATTACATATCAATCCAAATGAAACAGCAAAAGCACTTACACAAGTTTGGAATAAATTTACTAACTTACAAGTGTTCCAGAAGATGAAAAAAGAGTTAGGGCATGGCTTAGTATACTTTAGAGTATATGAACCACATAGAAGCTCTGTACCACACTTACACGCAATGATATTCATTCCAGTTAATTATATACTTGAAGTAAAAAGAAAATATAAAGAGTATTTTTCATCTTCTTCATGGGGAGCAAATAAAAAAGCTATTGATTTTAAATATACTTGGTATAAAGAAGGCGGTGGTGCTGTTGGGTATATTATGAAATATATCACTAAGACTTTTAAAGATGAAGATACTAAAGCAGTTCAACATGCAGTATATTGGTATATCAAGCATAAGGTACGAAGATTCTTATCATCTCGTACTTTAGCCCCTTTATCAATCTATAGAAAAGTTAGATACTACTTTAAAAATAAATATCAAGATGACTTTAAAACCATCTCAAATAAAATCAATGCAGGAGTTATATATAAATCATTTGAAGATACACAAATAAACTATATCTATTACAACCATGATATAGGGGAGATAGAAGATATAACTCTATGGTCTAAAAATGCTGATTTGATTTTAAATAAAAGAAGAGATGAAGAGCTAGAAAGATTACAAATAGAAAAACAAAAGCAAGAGATAAGAGATATTAAAAAAGCAAGACTAGAAAATAAACATAGTTTTACAAATGATATAAAAGCATTTGCAGATAATGGAGATAAATATATTTACTCTACAAATGAAAGTAAGTTTAAAAAAGTTGTTGTGATTCCATCAAGATTAAATGATTATGAGTTATTTGCTTACTATATGAAACTAGATGATATGGATATATCTAAGTTAGATATAAAACATTATATTTTAACTAAAAATGAGATGGTTAGTCGTGGTTTAATAAATGGCGAAATACAATCATTAAATGATATATTTTAAAGGGGATGGTATGGATATAAAATTTGAAAACTTAGCAAAAATAGATTTACTTATAGAGAAAATTGAAAAACTAGAATCTAAAGTATCAGGAGCTAAAAGATGGCTAAACATCAGTGAAGCATCGCATTATTTAGGATATAGTAAAGACCATATCCATAAACTAAAAAATAGTAGTTTTATTTTAGGGGTACATTATCATAAAAAAAGTGGAAAACTTTTATTTGATAAAATAGAGCTTGATAACTGGGTTACATTTGATACTGATACTAAAGATGCAATTGATATAGCAAATGAAGTGTTGAAAGATTTGATTTAATATGATACAATCATCTTGTTTATTAGAAAGTGCCTTTTATGGGTGTTTATGTGAAAGGAATACATAAATGCACAAAATGACACAGCCTAAACTTTTTCCTAGAGATGGTAAATTATGGATTAGATTTTCTTTAGATGGAAAACAGATAAGAAGACCTCTTAATCTTGATGATACCAAAGCTAATAATAAGATGGCAACAACACAAATAATTCCACAAATGATTTTAAAAGTTCATAGTGGAGAGTTCTTTAAAAATAACAATGATGAAACAAATAAAATACCTTTAATAGATAAGTATATCTATAAATCTTTTGAGATGCATAAGGCTCATAGAAAACAATCTACTCACAATGATTGTGTTGGTATGTATAGAAATCATATCAAAGAGTTCTTTGGAACTAAAAGATTGAATGAACTCAAACCATCAGATATAAAGATTTGGCAAAATACACTATTAGATAGAAAACTTAGCCCATCAAGAGTAAAACATATTAGAAATGTTTTAACAGTAATGTATCGAGATGCACAAGAAGATGAGATAATAGATAAAAATCCATTTGATTTAGTTCGTATTCCAAAGATATTACCAACAGAGATTCATCCTTTTTCATTAGATGATATTAAAACTATTTTATCTAACTGTGATGGATGGGTTAAAAACTTTATAGCACTTGCTTTTTTTACAGGGGCTAGAAGTGGAGAGATGATTGGTTTAAAATGGGAAGATATTGATTTTAAGAAAAAAGAGATTTATATTAATAGAACTATCAAGATGGGAGAGATTTCAACTCCAAAAACTACTAGCTCAATTCGTTCTATAGATATGCTTGATACTTTGATTCCATTTCTTGAAAATCAATATAGTTTAACTGGTAAAAAGAACAGCTATGTTTTTTTAAACCAAAACGATGAACATATCTATGATATTAAAAGAGTACGAGATACTCACTGGAAAAAGGTATTAAATTTATCATCATTAGATTATAGACCTATATATCATACTAGGCATACATTTGCTACAGTGATGATTGAAAACAATGAAGATATTCTTTGGGTATCAAATATGTTAGGTCATGTTAATTCTACAATGACTTTATCTAAATACGCAAGATATATAAAAAGAGCAGATAAAACTAGAGCTTCTTTTTTAGAAAATGTTGCATAA